TCGTCTCCAGATCACCACCCTGCCGTGATCAAGTATCTTGAAGACAACAACAGCCTCGAGGCATACCAAAAAGGGATGATAAGAGTGGAATACGCGCCGGCAGATAAAAGAGTGTTGTTTTTCTCACAGTCTGGATCGGGCGCCGTAGGGCGATCCCTAGTAGGAGATTTACCTAAATGGAAACAATACGGCAGTATAGAAGGATTACTTACTGTAGGTACTGGAAACACCGCTATTGTTGTAGAGGATATTAATTCTGCCTGTTTATTAGGCATGTTCCCGGTTTGTACAGGTTGTGCGATATTAGGTACTGTGTTAAGTAATCAACAGAAGACAGAGTTATGCACCTTTGATAGAGTAGTTATTGCACTAGATAAGGATGCAAGTAGAAAGTCAATTAGACTTAAGGAAAGGTTGGAAGGAAGAGTGGATGTCAGAATTGTTTTTCTCGAAGACGATATTAAAAATACACCTCCAAAAAATGTCGAGAAACTCTTATTGCAGTTTTAAAGAGTATCTCCCTGCGTTCAGAGGTATAGTCGAACATACGTTTACAGGTTCGTATCTATTAAAACCATACGGAGCACATTACAGAAAAGCACTACGCATAGTAAGTAAAAAAATAATTAAGGCTTCTGATTGGACTGGCTTAGATGTCTGGGGAAGCCCAATAGTTCCAGTAGCCCCACCCCCTTGTGTGTGATCAATTAAAATATATAGAGAACACTTAGTCGAAGCAAACCTAGTACCGACTATAAACACAAGGAAAAGGTATAATGAAGGCCAGAGGATTAATTCTCATAGATTATGAGTTGCCCGGGGGGTATATGGATGCCGCCGAGGAGCAGAAGAGATTAGAAGAAGCTATGAACAATTTGGTGAGGGGAAATAATAGAGTTTCCTACTACCAATGCGACATTAAAGAGCGGCGGGGTGATGCAAAGCCCGATCTAAGGAAGCTCAAGATCAGAACTGGATAGAAAAAAGCCCCCGACTAAAAATCGGGGGTTTATTTTTTGCCAACACTAATGTATCTATTATTCACCTAACGGAAATTAACAAGGTGACCATGCTAGATACATCCATACTAAAGTCCTTATTAAATTATGAGTTCTATGAGCAGAACAAAGGCAAATTAAACCGAAAGCTATTCGCTGACGAGATACGATCGTTATACACGGTGCTTATCGGAGCTCACGAAACATACCAGCACGATCTTACATCTAAAGAGCTGTATAAGATCTGGGAGACAGAGAATCCTGTATCGACTCGAGCTGAAAGAGCAGAGATCGAGGATGTCTTATCCCTCGTAGACATGGAAGAAGAGTACAGCCCAGCTGTAGCGACTGACGTTATCTCTAAACTATGGCAGAGGGATGTTGGTAAACAGATAGCGACACTCGGACTAGAGATATCTGAAGGCAATCCCGAAGCGTTACAGAAGGCGCAGGAGGTAATTGAAAAGTACAGTAACGGGTTTGTTGATGACGAGTTCGGCCCTAATACCACTCAAGATATAGATGAGCTTATACTGGATATGGATAACTCCAATCGAGCAAAGTTCAACATAGAGACACTTTCTCGACGGGTCTATGGAATTCAAAGGACTGAATTTGGAATTATATTTGCTATCTCTAATGTAGGTAAGACTGCCTTTGTGGTCAGCTTAGCATTAGCCCCCGGTGGATTTGTAGATCAGGGGCATAAGGTAGTCATATTAGGTAATGAAGAATCTACTAGGAGAACAGTTGCCAGAGCCTACTCGGCAGCTACTGGCCTCACCAAGGAGGAAGTCCTAGCAGATAGTGAAAAAGCTAAGGTTATATACAACGCCAGAACTCGAGGCCTTATTGAGTACATTGATACTCAAGATTGGGATCTCGATAAGATCGAGAGGTATATAAAGAAAGAAGAAGCTTCGATCGTGTTTATCGATCAGGCTGACAAAGTAACTATCGGAGGAAATTTTAATGCCTCCCATGAACGCCTCAGAGAAGTATACAGACGTATCAGAGAAGTAGCTAAGCGTCAGAACTGTGCAATCTTTGGTGTGTCTCAAGCCTCTGCAGAAGCGGAGGGTAAGACCCGACTATCATTTACTATGATGGAAGGATCTAAGATCGGTAAAGCTAGTGAAGCTGATCTTATTATTGGCATTGGTAAGCTCGATGTCGATCCGGATGATGAGATCCGGCACATTACAATTTCTAAAAATAAAATAAGCGGATGGCACGGCACTATAGCTGCAAGAATTCATCCCCAAATTTCAAGGTACACGGAGTAGATATGTTTAACCTAACAGGAGAAGTCCTAGTCTGGGATTTCGAGACCACAGTAAAAGACGTTAACGGAAAAACTGACAATTCACCATTTAACAAAGACAACAGATGTGTTGGTGTTTGGTGGTGTATGATCAAAGATGGTATCATTGGGCCTGTACATAGACTTGTATGGAACCATAATGAGAAGCCCCAGCCTGATGGAAGGGAGGCGTTTCAGAAGGATCTAGATCGGGCAGATCTGATTGTAGCGCATAACGCTAAATTCGACACGATATGGGCATTGGAGCTGGAGTTTCTTATTAGCTCTCCAATCTGGTGTACTATGATCGCCGAATTTGTTTTCGCAAGAGCTCAACAATGGAAGCTCAGTCTGGAAAATACGGCTATCCGCCGTGGCGTTACGCACAAGAAAGCAGATCTTGTTAGCGACATGTTTAAAGACGGTATTGGGTTTGAGGCTATGCCTTTTGCTACTGTCGATGAGTATGCCGAGGCAGATGTGATTTCTTGTGCCGAAATATTTCTATCTCAAGTAGATGAGCTCGAGGAGAACAAAGGTCTTCGGCCTGTCATAGAGCTCATGAATGAGATGCTAGAGTTCTTAGTTGAGATAGAGCGAAATGGTATCAACATAGATATCGAAGCCCTAGACAAGGTAGAAGCAGAATTCATTTCCGAGAGAGATACCTTAATTAAGAGGCTGGAGGAAATTGCTAGACATGTATTAGGTGATACTCCGTTTAATTTAAACAGTGGCCCGGATCAAACCAAGATCGTATATGGTCGCGTTGTGACAGATAGGAAGCTCCACGCTACTCTGTTCAACATAGGAGTCGGTGCTAACGGTAAGCCGCTACCTATACCTCGATACAAGCCATCTAAGCACAGCGCCTGTGTCAGAGCATCTACTGCAGTGATTAAAAAGACGGTCGCTCAGTGCTGCCCTGTGTGTAATGGATCAGGGCGTCAGTTTAAGCTTACCAAGAAGGGTGAGCCCTATAAGAACCAGCCTAGATGCAAAACCTGTGATGGGGATGGCGCCATCTATCAAGATACTGGAGAGACAGCCGGTCTTAAGATGGTTCCTCTAGACCCTAGCTATGCCAGCATAAATGGATTCAAGGTTGATAAGATAACTAACAAGCTTCTAATCAATCAGGCTCGAGAGAAGGGATATGATCTAGCTGTAGAATACTTGGAGAAGATGAGCCGGCTTAATGCGGTAAATACTTATCTTAATTCATTCGTGGCAGGTATACGGACATGGGTTAGAGAAGATGGTATTCTCCATGCTAACTTTAACCAGACGGTTGCTCGTACAGGGCGCCTAAGTAGTAGCAATCCCAATTTCCAGAATATCCCAAAGTCTCAGAAGTTTCCTGTGCGACAGTGCATAGTCAGCCGCTTCGGAGAGCAAAATTTAATCATGGAAGCTGACTTCTCAGGTCTTGAATTTAGGGTGGCAGGAGAGCTCAGTAGAGACCCTCAGATTCTGGATGATATTCTTTCCGGTAAGGATGTTCATAAACAGACTGCATCGATCATTAATCGTTGTGATGAGTCGGAAGTATCTAAGGATATGAGACAGGCTGCGAAGGCTTATACATTCGCACCGTTGTATGGAGGCACAGGGATGTCAGAACCATCACATATACAAGAGTACTTTAAAACTTACTTCTCCATATATTCTGGCCTCAAGGATTGGCACAGAGAGCTTATGGATGGAGTTCTAAAGGATGGTATAGTCAGAACCCCTAGCGGTCGAGAATTCTTCTTCCCTAACGCTGAGAGATCTAGCAACGGAAAGATCAAACGATATTCCCAACAGATCGTTAACTATCCCGTACAAAGCTTCGCCACAGGAGACTGTGTTCCCTTAGCCTGTATCAGAGCATTGCAGTATTTTAGGAAGCATAATCTAAAATCTAAACTCATCCTAACTGTGCATGACTCACTGGTGGTGGACTGCTTATCTGAGGAAAAAGATAAGGTAGTTGCAGGATTGCAATGGGCTATGGAGGGCGTGAAAGACGATCTCCAACGTAGGTTCAACTACACCCCATCCCTCCCATTAGACATCGAAATAGAAGCCGGCAGAAACTGGATGGAAATGCGGGAATTAGTTTGACTAGATACATTAGTTAATGTAAGATATAGGTTCCAACAATAAACAACAAAGGTTGTAAAAAACATGAATGAGGTAACAGTAGTAACCGAAGCAGAAACCCAAAACATTATGATGCAATTAATGGGGGATGCAGAGCAGGAAATTCAGATTGATTTTCTTAAAATTAACCATGATGGCGAGGATAAACAGGGCCGTGACGTAGCTAAAGGCTCAATGTCTTTATCTAATCAGGGAGAGCCTGTATATACCAAGGAAGCCAAAATCCATGTATTAGCTCAGTATTTTCAATACCGTGAGCAGGATGAAAAGGGCAAGGTTCAGAATAAATCTATTCTCCAGACTGATTTTCGAAAGGGTCAGCCGATCGATATGAAGGGTACTTTGCGTTGTGGTAAGCCTACTCGTAAAACGCTCGATCAGATGACAGAAGATGATAAGAAATTCTGGGCAAGTAAGGTTAAGACAACCCGTATTATCCGAGGTGTAATCAGCTACACTGGAAAGACAGTGGATGGTAAAGAAGTTACCGTAGAAAATGTACCATTCCAACATTACATGAAGGGATCTGGTTATAATGACTTTGAGTCAATTATAGAAAGCCTACCCTTTGGTAAAAAGTTCCAAGACTACATCATCAACGTAAAGACAGAGAAGCGCGGTAAGTACTATTACACAACCTACTCTGTAGACTTTGGCACTCAGGCAGCCTTTACCCCAGAGCTGGCAGCTACCGCTAAGATATTTGTGGATATGGCTAATCAGGAAAATGGTAGAATTACCAAACGGCATAATGATGCATTATTGGAGAGCACATCGGATAATCAGGTATTTGATGCTGTGATGTCCTCCAGTGATTTAGCCGCTGACTTAGCTTAAACGGGAGGGCTTCGGCCCTCTCTTCCCCACAATTTATAGGTGCTTATATGCTTTCTATTTTAGAGAGCCAGCTCCGTGCTGTCTTCGAAGATCTCTCAAATGAGCAGACAATCGAATTCACTGCCGAAGATAAGAAAAAAGCAGTAGAACAGTTCGCAGCGGCTTTAGATAAACAGACTACCCCTAGGGAGAAAAAGCCTAGGATCCGTATGTCAAATATAGGGCGGCTACCCTGCCAGCTCCAACAAGAAATACAATTAGAGTCTCCTCGAGAGAGAATGCCATACAATCATTGGGTTCGTATGGTGGTTGGAGACTGCGTAGAGATCCTAGTTCGGATGGTCTTAGAAAAGACTGAGGTAAATGTCACATCTGACGGTGATGATGTTAAGCTTGATGTCAGCGACACTACGATCAACGGCACTAGCGACATAGACATCGATGGTGCGGTATACGATATCAAATCCTGCAGCCAGTATGCCTTTAGAAACAAGTGGAGCGGAGGTTTTCAAGCTCTCTATAAGGCAGATGACTTCGGATATGTAGGTCAGCTCTACGGGTATGCTGATGCCCAAGGCAAGAAAGCCGGCGGCTGGATAGTAGTAGATAAATCTTCGGGTGAAATTAAGATCGTAGAGGTTGATGCCTCTAGCGAGCAAGAAGCTTTTATACGCC